GTCATGGCGGAGCGTTTGGATACGGCGGTGGAGGTGGAGGCGGAGCCGGCGGCGGTGGAATGAAAGGAGTCGTAGGCGCAGATGGCGGCAAAGGTGGAAATGGTGTTGGCAAGGACAGGATAGAACACTATAAAAGTTGGAGCGAGATAAAACCTATTGCCAATATTGACGGCATCGATGTTTATGAATCGGGGAAAGGCGGGGATGGCGGTGCACTAGGTAGCTTACAGTATGCGGGTAAAAAAGGTGAAGATGGCGTAAGAACGCCGTCAACTTTAAGCGGGTCTGGAGGCGCTGGCGGCGGTACAAAAGGATATCAGACCGGCGGAGGCGGAGGAGCCGGTGGAGGAGGAGCAGCTGGCGGCTTTGGCGCTGGCGGTGGCAGAGGTGGAGAGTCTGGCGGATCTGGAGGTTCAGGCGGAGGCAATGGTGGAGAGGCCGGAACAGATGGAGAAGGGACACGAGGGATTTTAATTATCGAATGGGGGAGTGTTGGGCTGTGAAAAAGGGGAAATATGCAATGGTAGTGGCTGCCCGTATGCAGGTTGATAGCTTTACAAACAATCCAGAGTCCTATGTTGGGCTTGGTGATACAGTTATTGCTGTAGATCTGCAAGACCATCCACAGAAAATGGAAGTACAGGAAGATTGGTTTTACGACCCTGTAACTGGCAAATTTAGTGCGGAAGGCGAAATACACTATCCTGAGATCGAATCTGTGCAGCCAGAGCCAACACCAGAAGAGCTATACCGAGCAGCCAATCTGCTCAATCAGGCAGAGATCATCGCCAACCAACGCCAGCAGGACAAAGTCATGGCAGCGATCCTTTTGGAGCAAGTAGGAGGTGAGCCTAATGTTTGAGATCGTCAAAGACTACTATAACAAACAAATCTACACTGATGCCAATGTAGCCACGTTTGTACGGGCGGGCAAGATTACAGTGGAGCAATACGAGCAGATCACGGGGCAGCCTTACGTTGAGTAGGCTGCTATTTTTATACCTAGAGAAAGGATGAGCAGCATGGTAGAAATACAAAGTAAAAATGCGAACGTATTTTCGGGGGGGGGGTATTAGAGCAATGGTCTCTAAGCCTGACCCAGAGCGGACTTGATGCTGTCGCTCAGTCTATTAATGAGCTAAAGAAGCTGATACAGACCTCAGGCGGCGGTGTCAAACGTGTGCAGCGCGGCACGACCTCAGGGGCCACTACAGTTACGATTGATGCAGTAGATATGAGCAAAGCAGTGGTGCTGAGCGTGAGTAAAGGCAGTGCTGGTTATGTAGCGGCACGAGGCTCAATTACGCTGCATAGCGATATTGAGAATGGCACATCGTCTACACCCGTAAAAAACAATAGTAGCAGTAACATAAATAAAGCGCTGCCAGACTACAACGGCTCTATTACTGGTGGTACCACTGATTTGACTACCAAGCAATATTCAGCAAAACTAATATCGGCAACTCAGTTACAGACAGACGGCCCCGTCGAATGGCAGGTGATTGAGTATGCCTAAATGAGGAGTGATTTACGTGGGAGTAAAAGATATATGGGCTAAAGGAGCTTTAGCAGAGGAGCTGGACGCGCTGTCGCTTAATATGGCTGGCGTATCAGACAAGATAGGTAAGAGTAACGATACTGGTGGCACGACAACTGTTGGTAGTTTGATGGCAAAGGCTAACGCTTTGCTGGATGGTAAAGGTAAAGCCAGTATCTTAAAAACAGCCGATTTTCAGGTAACACGCGGATTCCCTAAGATTGCTGCAAACTCAAAGTATTTAGTTAAAACGTTAACAGGAAGAGGAAAGGTAATTATTAACGTTGGGTCGAACTCTGGAGTTATCATAATAACCATAGATGGTATAGAAAAAAGTATACCTAGTAGCGTGTTCTTAACACAAGGAAACCATGATTATTTGCAGCATGAATTTGAGTTTAATAAGGGATTTAGTCTTGTGCTGCAAAATATCAACAATAGCGAAATTTCGTCTTTTTATTCTTTGTTTTACCAACTTGAATAATTATAAGCAGGAGGTTGAAAAATGAAAATTTATGCAGAATTAAATTCGGATGATGTTTGTATAAGCATATTAAGAACTCCGGAAGCTTTTCAACATATCAATGATAGATTGATTGAAATGCCAGAATATGATGTTAGCTTGATACACAAACGCTATAAAGATGGAGTATGGGAAGAAGTAGACCCAATGTATTTCTACCACCCGCTTTCTGAGCAAGAGACAGCGACCCTACAGATGCAAAGTGACCTTGAATACCTCGTGTGCCTCAAAGAGCTAGGACTATAGAAAGGAGATGATACCATGGCTTACAAAACAATGAAGAAACTGATTGAAGACAAGAAGTATTTACTGTCGACTGGCGTGATCACGCAAGAGGAGTACCAGATTTTCAAAGCATCGGCTCTGGACAAGCTTGACACCTTCCTAGCCTGCAACCGGCTCACTGATGCAGCTTATGCAGAGCTTGTTGCTTTGGTCGGCTAATATAGAGGATAACTGCGGCAGCTTAGGGCTGTCTATTTTTGTATCTGGAGAAAGGATGGTAACAATGACGGAACAAAAAACATCGAACAAAAATTCGGGGGGGGGGGGTATTAACCTACTGGGTTAAAGCCGCTCCAGAAGCCAGTTTGCAGGCTGTCGAGACTGAGGTCGCAAGCCTAAAAAAATCTGTCAGTGATGGCAAAACACTGGTGGCCGGAGCCATCACTGACAAAGGTATCGCCACGGCCACAGATGCAGCGTTTGCCGCCATGGCAGACAACATCAGCCAGATCAGCACACTGGCAGTCGACACAGCAGATGCCACAGCGACGGCGGCGCAGATATTGGCAGGATATACAGCCTATGTAAAAGGGCGTAAAGTGAGTGGCAGCTATACACCAGTAGATTACAAGCAGTTTGTTGCCTTAGCTACATTTACGACGGGCAATGCCAGTGGGACGTGGACATCTGTATCATCAGGCAGGGTGGTAGATGATGTAGATGTCTACTTATCAAGCTGGGGAATTTATAGAGTTGAATCCGAGGGATATACGCATGGAGCTTATATTAGCAAGGGAGGCACCTTATTAAGAGAAGCAAGTTATACGCCAGGAAGACGCTATTTCATTACAGGTCCAGGGTATGTTACGGTAAGTAATGGTTTTGATTGGGGTAATCAGTATGTCCCGTACACTGTTAAAAAACTCAACGAACTTTCGTAGTGCTTAATAGCCACAGAAAGGAGGTGATCATATGACCCACTAACGACAGCTTAGGCTGTCTTTTTTGTTGCCCAAAACTACACACATTAAAGGAGACGATAACAATGGCAAAAATTTTACACAACAGATACGATGAAAACGGTAACGTGATTGAGCAGTTTTATGTAGAGGTCACCAGCAACGAAACAGAGACGGACATCTACCTTACTGAGGATTGGCTGCGCAAGCAAGCACTGCACTGCCGTAAAGGCGACACCAGCAAAGCGGATTACGCCAACATTGGCAAGTCTGTTTGGTACCGTTCCGAAGGCCACCCAGACCGCCAGGTGGTATCCATGGCTTGCGATCACAACGGCAACAGCTATCAGGTCGTGTTTAAACAGCCAAGCGGCAAAGACCTGATCGTGGTGCTGCCAGTCAAATAATCCGTGGGCGCCGGTCAATGATCGGCGCTCTATCTTTTTATGCAGAGGTGATGGTGGTGATATTAAATCTGGCTACAACGGTGCAGCTGATAGCCATAGTAACGTTTATCGCAACGGTGCTCAATTACACGATTATCAAGCCGCTTAAGGATAGCATATCGGCGCTGGGGCTGACGATAGCCAAGATGGACAGCACCGTGGAGCGGTTGGTAGATAACGATGTGTCACTTGACCGGCGGCTGACTATTGTAGAGCAGTCGGCCAAGTCTGCGCATCACAGGATAGATGAGATAAAAGGAGGACATTAGTTATGATCAATTGGAAAGTACGCTTACAAAACAAAACCTGGCTGCTGGCAATGCTGGCGGCTATCGTGGCCTTTGCGTATCAGCTGCTTGGTCTGCTGGGCGTAGTCCCAGCAGTCTCGCAGGATCAGATCACGCAGCTGATCGGGCTGGTGGTCAATATCTTAGTCGCGCTGGGTATCGTGGTAGATCCAACCACGTCTGGTGTCACAGATAGTCAGCAGGCCATGACCTACGACAAGCCAAAGGTGAGTGACCAAGATGGCGGACTATAAATACTACAACCAGCGGAACTACCCAGATATCCCATATCCATCCCCAAGTAGCAAAACAGCCACCGTTAAGAGCGGTGGCTGTGGTGTATGCTGTGGAGCCATGATCGTCGCCAATCTTACAGGGCAGGCGGTGGACATACCTGCCTTTGCGGAGTACTGCATCAAGTCCGGTGCCAGGGTCAGCGGCGGCACGGATATGCGCCGGTTGGCCAAGGTGATCTGTAGGGACTATGGGATGACGTGTGAGACGACTAACGACAGCGGTAGGCTCCTTGAGCATCTGACGGCTGGTGGTATGGCTGTGGCCAATGTCAGCGGCAATCGCAAGGGCTATACTGGCGTGTTTAGCGACAGTGGGCACTATGTGGTGGTAGCGGCTGCTAATGGAGATATGCTGTCAGTACTGGATCCGGCTATGTACGCAGGCAAGTATAACTTGGCCGGACGTAAAGGCAAGGTGGCAGTGATCGGCAATGTGTGCATGTGCGACGTGTCGGTACTGGCTAAGGACGTGTATGGCCGATCGCCAGCGTATTATCTGTTTAGCAGGGAGGTGGAGCAGATGCCAGATGTGCAGGATTTAGTGGTGAGCGTCAAAGGTAAGCCGGTGACGGTCAAGGCGATCAATGTTGATGGCAGTAATTATGTGCTGTTGCGGGATGTGCCGAAGCTGATGCCGGTGATGGAGATTGGGTATGATCCGGTGGCAGGGATGCCGAAGGTGGAGTAAAGGATAAGGCCGGTTATCATTTTCGTACACTCATGAAAATGGTAATCGGCCTGTTTGGATTCATTATAAAATACAATAAGAATTTAATTTTGTGAAGCAAATTGCGAAAAATAATCTTTTATGTCCAAATGAAGTGTGTTAATATAGGTAAAGGGTAATAATTTCAGCCGGTACGAAACTCAGTCACTGAAACCATTACCCTTGCAAACTATCATATTTAAGATATGCCCTTTGATAACTATATTATACACGAACTGAAAAAAAAAGCAAGGGGTAACATAAAAATAACGTTTTGTCAATACCTTAAATTCGATAGTCTGTGTCAAATTGCTGTAGGAAAATTTCCTTGGAGCTTTAGAAATGAGGTTGTGGGACGAGTCTATCAGCAAATGAAGTTAGGGGCTTTTGCAAAACTCTCCTTCGAAATTCGGCATTAGTTTCAGCCTACTATTATGCTATTTCGTTCGAATTTCCTATAACTATTTAACACCATCAAATTAGAAAAGAGGCATGACTTTGGAACCGAGATTAAATGATGATGATTTGCGTCAGTCAAAAATAGTGACTAAAGGGCAATGTATGTTGATCCAACGTTTAAGGGAATTGCTTAATGACAAGGCCATGGCTTCATATAAAGTGAAATTAAACAATTCGCATACAGCGTTAAACGAATTGGTTGATGTTAAAGAAAAAGAATTCAATGGAAATTTTGACCATTCGGGGTCTTTTTGGGAGGAAGCCTCAGAGCGTTTTGGACAAGATGAGATAATACAGAAGCAAGACCCGGAAACATATAAAGTAGTGAAGCGAAAGCTGGCGGGCTCAAACTCAAAATTATTCTTGAGCGATTTGCAAGTGTATCTTAAACGAATAGATAAAGGCTATTTACAATGGTGTATAGATGAACTGAAAACAGCAGTTGATGAAGAAAATTTGGCAAATGTAAATGCTTGCGTTGAAAGTTTGGGAGCAGAATTAATTTTTATTGGATGGGATAAAAATAGCTTGTATAGATTGGTGAAGAAAGTGTTCATAGATGATGAAGTGAATGAATTTGAGATCAAATGGAGAAATTTCGTAAGGACTATTTCAGGCCCTAAAGTGGATTTTAAGGTGTTTGTGCCAATAAGTTATGATAGTGATTTAGAGCGGGAAAGCATATTTTCGCCATATGTGATTAAATCTGGAGAAGAATTGAAAGCTGAATGGGGCAAAAATCAGTTTCTTGATGGAGCAAAATATTTAATAATTGATACCAAAGCATATGCAAAAGATTTGTATTCCGCAATAAGGGAAGCGAAAGAAGTTATATCTTATATTGAAGGAAGTTGCATTTTGCAGGGGAAAAAGGTCGGTTTTAAGTTATCGAAACTCTTGGTAGAATTGCCTACGGGTAATGTAACCGAATATAACGCAGAACAATATGGGATAATCACACATTTCCGACACGATTTTGAAGCGCTATATTCAAGCGATGTATCGTCTCAAGGCCTAACAAAAGTGTTAGCTAGCCAATATTCAAGCATTGAGCAAGAGAGTATAAATAAAAAAATTAAAAATGTTTTATTGCAATATAGGTTGGGGTTTGACTCAACAAGTTTAGAAGTGCTATTTAGTAGTTTTTGGTTTGCTTTGGAAGCGTTGGTTAGAAATGAGGAGTACGATAATATAATTGAAAATATAATACAAATCGTGGCACCTATTGAGACGTTGAATTACCCTAGAACGATTTTAATGAACTTTCTGGGAGATTTATACCGATGTAAAGTAGATGTTGCTGAGCTAGGCATTAGCGCAAGTGCATTAAATGAATCTGCAGTTTCTCGTTTGATTGACATAATAAAAGACAATCAGCTACGAAAAATATTAAAGGAAAAATGTGAAACATCAACCTTGCTTGGTTTTAGATTCGATACTATTTGTAAACATTATAAGAATTCAAGAAGTTTGAAAGCATATTTACAAAAGCATTATACAAATGTAGTTAGGCATTTGAAAAGAATATACTATGTTAGAAATGAATTTGTGCATATAGCAAAAGTTAATTCTAACTTATTGCCAATAGCCACTCATTTAGAATCATACTTAATGTGTACAGTAGCAGAAGTGTTGGCGGCTGTACAGCATAATTGTTATGATAGTACAGAAAAAATATTTGCGTGCGCAAGATTTAATTATGAACAATTAATGGAAAAGCTATAGGATAGGACTTAGCATTTATCCAATCTGAGAAGGTAGCCATAGGTATATTTAAAACACTACAAACATCTTTAGGTCTAACGTTTTTGATATCCATATAGTGCCTAATGTTTTTTGCCATTATTTCTTTATTACCCAAGTCGCTCATAATTACCCCTCCTTTTATATTATCTTGATTATACGGTAAAAACGGAAAAACTTCAATGTTTTTCTTAAAAATTTCGGAAAAACCGTTGACATTTCGGTTAAACCGAGGTATTATATAAGCGTAGTCAATGCCAAACTGATAAGGAAGGTGATAGAATTGTCGAGAGATATTCCAGATGGAATGAGAGTTACACTAAAAACAGCAAGAGAGATTAAGGGGTTGAAGCAAGCCAGCGCTGCAAAGTTAATTGGAATTAGTACGGATACACTCGGAAATTACGAAAGAGGAAGAAGCTATCCGGATATTCCTACGCTTAGAAAAATAGAGGAAGTATATGGTGTACCCTATGATCGGCTTATTTTTTTACCATTAGATTTCAGTTTAACCGAAACTAGCAATGCGGAAGTCGAGAGTTCTGATGATAAAGGAGCGTGAAGAAAATGAGTAAGAAAGGTCTTGGCAAGGAATTTCGCGGAGAGCCAAACATCGTTGAAGAGTACAAAATCGGTGGCACGACAATCAAAATAGCCGATGATGGTTACCGCGATCGGACGCCAGAAGAGATTCAACAAACCCTCAAAAACATTAGCCGGATTTTAACAGAAATTTATATCACAAATGAAATGGAAGCGAGGGCTGTAAAGGCTACAGTTGTACATGAGTAGCGTTAAAAGGAGCGATCGAGATGAATGAATTTGTAATCATGAGCAGAGGTGATACCAAACGCATCGTTGACCCCTGCGATGATCAGTCAATGAGGATTTGCCTGGAACAAGGATTTATCCAGACCGGGCAAGGTACAGATGAAGCGATGGCGGTAGAGGTTGAAAAGGCTGTACAAATGCCAGTGTTACGCCGGGAAAGCAAGCTTATGCAAGAGCGCGAGCAGATTATGAGCATTGTCTGCGGTGGAGTTTGGGACGCATTATCGGTAGGTGATAGCGATGTACAAGCCAGGTGACGAGATCATCTATTTTGGCGAGACGAAAAAGCTATACGGTCTAAACGGCAAGATTATCGCAGAACTGACAGCCGGCATATGGAGAGTGAAGTTAGATGGAGGATTTGAAATACTTGCAAAAGAGCAAGACCTTAGAGCAGGATCATGGCAATATTCGCGAGGGCTTTTTGACTAAGCTGTCCCGCGTAACGTTTATCGCTGGACTATCGTTGATGCTCCTCTGCTTTTGCTTAGAGGATGCACCGTTTGGGGCAATAGCTGCAACAGGCATCACCGGATCGGTACTGGCGTTAGGTAGTATGTGGTGGACAGGCTGGGGGGATTGGTGATGATCAATCAAGGCATGTTTACAGCCAACAAGGACGAATGGGAGACACCGCAAGGTTTATTTGATCGCCTTAATGCCAAGTATCATTTTACGCTAGATGCGGCAGCAAGCGATAGTAACCATAAATGCGCAAAGTATTACACCAAAGATCAGGATGGTCTAGCACAAGACTGGGGTAATGATACGGTTTATGTAAACCCACCTTATGGTAGAGCGATAGTTGACTGGGTGTGTAAGGCGTATGAGACGCATCAACAGTACGGTAACACGATTGTAATGCTGCTACCAGCTAGAACAGACACCCGCTGGTTCCATGACTATGTTTATGGACAAGCCGATATTGAGTTTATCAAAGGCAGACTTAGATTTAGCGGTAGTCAATGCAATGCGCCGTTTCCAAATATGATTGTAATTTTTCAAGGGAGGTGATCACTAATGACAAAGGAGCAGATCTATAAGGCCATCGGATTTTTCGAGGCCCAGAGAGATTACGCAAGCCATGAGGCAGCAGAGTACTTTGATACCATGATTGAGCTGGCCGAGCAGTAAGTAGCAAATCAGGACAATAAAAAAGCCACGGCAGCGTTGGCGCGCTAACCGAGGCGATGTGAAAAATGACTAACTCAAAAATAACCCACGAAAGGCGGTTTGTCAAGTGGCATTATCATGTGTGCAAGGTAAGGGCGAGTGCGACGGCTGCGGAGCCTGCGGTGTGGAGCCGCGGATTATCTGCGATTTCTGCGGCGCGGCCTGTTTCGAAGATTATTACCAGATCGAGGATACCGTCTATTGTGAAGAGTGTTTAAACGAATTGTTTAGAAAGAAGGTGTCATAGTGGAAGCAGTGGCGTTGATCAGAACGAAGGATATGGATCGCTTGGCGTGGCTCAAGGCACGTCAGGCTGGCATAGGCGGCAGTGATGTGTCAGCCATCATGGGGCTTAATCGCTGGAAATCGCCTATTGATGTTTGGGTGGAGAAAACCACCAGCGTACAGGATGAAGAGCCTAGTGAGGCCGCTTACTGGGGGATGGTTTTGGAAGATGTGGTAGCGATTGAATTCCAGAAGCGCACAGGGCTGCGGGTCAGGCGACGCAACAGCCTGCTGCGGCATAAAGACTACCCTTACATGTTGGCCAACATTGACCGCGAAATCGTGAGTCAAGACGTCGGGCTGGAGTGTAAGACGGCCAGCGAATATCGTAAGGACGAATGGTCTGACGAGGAAATCCCTGCGGAGTATATTTTGCAGTGCCAGCATTATATGGCGGTCACTGGCTACAAGGCGTGGTGGATCGCCATTTTGATCGGCGGCAATAAGTTTGCGTATAAACTCATTGAGCGCGATGAAGAGATCATTCGGATGTTGATCGAGCAGGAAGGTAACTTTTGGCATCAGTATGTGGAGCCAAAGGTCATGCCGCCGGTTGATGGCAGCGAGGCATGCAAGAAAGCATTGGCCAAAATGTATCCTCAGAGCAACGGTCAAACCGTGGCGCTGGATGCTGAGAGCAGAGAGCTGCTGGAACAACGGGCTAAACTGGAAGAGCGCTCTGATCTATTGAAATGGCAGCTAAATCAAATCGACAGTACCATCAAGGCAAAGTTGGGCAAAGCGGAGATCGGAGAGACAGGCTGTTACCGTGTCAGCTGGAAAACAATCGCCAGCAGCAAACCAGATACAAAAATCTTGAAAGAACAATACCCCGATGTCTATAAAGCCTGCCTGAAAACCAGTGATAGCAGGCGGTTTACAGTAAAGGAGATCGAATGATATGGCAACTAACGATAGCTTGAAAGGGGCACTGGCTACAAAAAGCAATGAGGCAGCCAAGAAAAGCCCTAATGATTATCAGGTGAAGGAGCTCTTGAACAGCATTTCCTTCAAGAAGCGGTTCGAGGAGATATTGGACAAACGGGCGCCGCAGTTTATGGCCTCCATTGTCAATCTGGTCAACAGCGATGCCAATTTGCAAAAGTGCCAGCCGGTATCAGTTATCCAAGCCTGCGTGATGGCCGCAACGATGGATCTGCCGGTGGATAAGAATCTGGGCTATGCCTGGATCATCCCTTATGGCAAAACAGCCACTTTCCAGATCGGCTACAAGGGCTACATTCAATTAGCCTTAAGAAGCGGCCAGTATAAGGCCATCAACGTCATCGATGTGCACGAAGGCGAGCTGGTCAAATGGAATCCGCTCACCGAGGAATTTGAGATAGACTTTGAAGCCAGAAGGTCTGATGCAGTAGTAGGCTATGCGGGCTATTTTGAATTGCTCAATGGCTTCAGGAAGGCCGTCTATTGGAGCAAGGAAGAGATCACTGCTCATCGTAAACGCTTCAGCAAAACCAAATCTGGTGGCGTTTGGGACAGCGATTTTGATGCAATGGCCCGCAAGACAGTGATCCGCAATCTGCTCAGCAAATGGGGTATCCTCTCTATTGCGATGCAGACCGCCGTGTCGGCCGATGAACGATTGGACAACGACGAAGCGCAGGAGCCCGTGTTGGTCAATCCCGATACAGGCGAGGTCATCGACATCAGCGCGGATGACCTGCTGGCACAAGATATAGAGTTAGATGAAATAGAGTAGGAGTGACAAAGATGGTCCCATGGATACAGGTTTACAGCAACATATTGACACATGACAAAACCTATGCGCTGGCGGAACAACTCAAGATTCCCAACTATGGCGCAGTGGGCTTGATGGTCAGCCTGTGGTCCTGGGCTGCCATCAATGCCCCCGATGGGGATATAACGGCCTATCCCAAACGTGCTATAGCAGACGCTGCTGGATGGTCTAGGGGGGCAGATAAGTTTTATCAGGTGCTGCTGTCAGTTAGGCTTATCGAGCAGCTAGAGGATGGGCGTACAGTTATCCGTAATTGGGAGCGCTATGCCTCCCTTTTGATGGATATGATGGATGAACAGAAAAAGAAGACCACCGAACGCGTTCGGAAACATCGGCAAAAGAAAACTGGCAGCAGTAACGTTACAGACGCACCAAAAGATGAAGCAGAGGGTAAGCCCTGTAACGTTACAGAAACGCCAGAAAATGAAGTTAGTGAAGAAAAATGTAACGTTACAGAAACGTTACAAAGCGTTACAGGAAACGCTACAGAAACGTTATGTAACGGTGCTACAGAACCTAACCTAACCAAACCTAACATAACAGAACCAATAAAAGATAATCAGCAGCTGCTGAAAGAAACGCGCGCGCAGGATGACCAGAGGGTCATCAAATTCGTGGAATCCGAATTGGGCATCCTTTTGAGCGGCGTGGCTATCGACCGGATCAATGCCTGGCTGGACGAATGGCCAGACCGCGAGGTGATCCGTATGGCTGTCAGCGAGGCCGTGCTCAATAACAAGCGCAGTATCCAGTACGTTGACGCGATCCTGCGCGGTTGGCGCACCAAAGGGATAACAACTGCGAGCCAGGCCAAGGCCGCACAGGCTGAGTTTGCTGCGCAGAAAGCCAATGTTGTTGCTAATAAAGGGCAGCAGAGCAAGACGCGGTTGCCGGATAACTTTAACAGCCAAACGCGGGATCTGAATGCATTGATTGAATGAGAGGAGAATAACGATGAACCACATAACACTGATCGGCCGCCTGACCAAAGACCCAGAGCTCAAATATACACCAAGCGGCACGGCGGTATGCAACTTTACACTGGCTGTCAATAGGCATTTCACCAGCCAGAGCGGCGAGAAGGAAGCGGATTTTATCCCTGTTGTCGTCTGGAACAAGGCAGCGGAGAACTGTGCCAAATATTTGAGCAAGGGCCGTCAGGCTGCGGTCGAAGGACGATTGCAAATCCGATCTTATGATGACAAAGACGGCCAGCGCAGATGGGTGACAGAAGTCATTGCTGACAACGTGGAATTTTTGGGCAATGGTCAAGGTAAGCAGCAGGAACAGGATAACGGGGATTGGGGACAAGAGATCGTATTTGATAGTTCAGATGTACCATTCTAAGGCGGTGATTATATGAAAGGTGAAGAGATTTGGAAAAGTATACCTGGATATGAAGGGATATATGAAGCTTCAAATCTTGGAAGAATTAGAAGCGTAGACGGCAAAATAACGTATTCAAAAAAACATGGTAAGCGAGTTTGGAAAGGGAAAATAATGAAACCAAAACCGCCAGCTCCAGATGGAAGTACAAGAATTACCTTGTGGAAGGACGGTGGGGCAAAAGATTTTTTGGTGCATAGATTGGTGGCAATGGCATTTAATGGGTTGCCTCCAACAGAAAAACATACAGTAAATCATAAAGATGGTAATAGATACAATAACAACGCTGATAATCTTGAATGGTTGACTCTTGCGGATAACATTAGGCACGGCATGGTTACAGGATTATACAAAAATAATAAGTGTGTGATTCTTGTAGAAAAAGAAAGTGGAAAAGAGTATGAGTTCTGTTCACAAGCTAGTGCGGCTTTATTTCTGGAGCGTGATGATAAATATATTTCAAACTGCATAAAGCGAGGAGCATTGGCCAGGGGTAGGGATGGGAGAGAATATTTAGTCAGGAAGTGTAGGTAATGAGTGAGGCACAAGAGCAGATAGCCCTGATCCAGTGGGCCAATCTGCAAAGCGGCAGATATCCCGAGCTTGCTCTGCTCTACCACATCCCCAACGGTGGCAGCAGGCACCCAGCAGAGGCGGCAAGACTTAAGCAGCAAGGCGTAAGGGCTGGCGTGCCAGACCTCTGCCTACCTGTCGCGAGAGGCGGCTACAATGGCCTATACATCGAGCTAAAGGCTGGACGTAATAAGCCTACGCCATTGCAAAAAGAGTGGCTGAGTTGGCTAAACCAACAAGGATACAGAGCTGTGGTCTGCTGGGGATGGCAGGCGGCTAAAGACGAGATCATGGCGTACTTGGAGGAGGGTCAATATGTACGGAATATGGAATTGCAAGGATAAGCGGTATGTCTTTGGGATAAAAGCAGAGACCAAGGAAGCAGCAATGCAGCAGTTTAAGAAAGTTTGCCAGAACTGGCGGAGCTGGAAGTATGAAGTGAAATGGATGCCGGAAGATGTTATAAACAAGCCAAATCCAGTTTGGTTTAGGATCAAGCATGGGATAGGTGAGTAGTGATGATAGCAGGAGCATTACTGGCGCTGATGTGTGTGGGTGCTGTGTGGATAGCGAGGATGGAGGAGTAGAGCGTGGGATACAGCAAACAGGCACTAATAACAAATAGCGAGGCAAGGCAGTACTTTGCAGACAAGGGTCTGACATACAACGATATCACCGAGGGAGATATAGCGACGCTGTCATATATGCTCAATCAGCGCATTAAACGTGCTGCTAAGTATGGCGAGATAACGCGAGGTACTCATTTAAGCGCAAATATGGACATTGATATGCGAGATGATGGTAGCATCAAGGGCTGCTATCTGTATGTATCCGCACCACATTATGCAGATAGAGAGTGCGTCAGTTTTAACGAAAATGGTTTTATTGGATTCGCTGGATGGTCGGATGACGAAATAGTACAGCCAATTTTACAAGCGTTTATAGAGTGGTGCGACATAATAAGTGATTGGGTTTCGGCCCGAAAAAACGGTAGCGAGGAGCAGGGATGTGATTATTGCAATACATGCGACAGTTGCAACGAGGCAGTCTGTACTTTCGATGATGCGTATACACCCGAGACTTGCAACAAATATGCGCCGCAATATAAGTTCTGCCCACATTGCGGCAGAAAGCTGGTTGAAGAATGAGAGATACCTTGAAGCACTGTCCATTCTGTGGTGGCAAAGCCTATCTCGAAATATACAGCAGCGAGGACAAGTGCCCATATAATATAGAGATTGATAAGGGGGCTCTGGAACTTCTGGCGGCTGACGAGGATCCAGCTCTTGAGTCGTTCAGGGCGCATTGCGAAGATTGCGAGGCATCGACGGATGCATACAAAAAGCCGGAAGAAGCAGTTGATGCGTGGAATGCGCGGTACTAAAGGTTAAGGGGTGACAGCAATGGATCAGCAGGAGCGCCGGCGCAAAGCGATAAAGATGCTGCGAGACTATAAAAGCAATATGGCAGCCATACAAACATTCCATATAGATTTGCAGACGCTGGATGCTCTACTGATCAACAATAATATGGCTGTGACTTATGATCAGCCCAGCGGCGGGCAGACCAATAAGGTCACCTCACAGGTCGAGGATGAGGTCATAAAGATGGAGCAGCAGCGCGCCTGGATAAATGGCCAGATAGCGCTGTTGCAAAATCAAATAGATAAGGTGGATGTGGCTTTGGGCAATATGGAGCATCCCTACAAGACCCTCTTGCGGCTAAAGTACATTGAGGGCAAGCGCTGGTCAGAAGTCTACCGTTTGTTAAATTACAGCGAAGAGTATATCCGAGGGAAGATGCATGACATGGCTCTCAATATGGTGACAGGCTATTTGTTTCCTGAAGTACACCTGATCGGACTTTTTGAGAGATGACAACGAAATCTTACAAAAAGTGTACAAACGGGATACAAACAGATTACGGCAGGTTTACGAAATGCGTGATATGATAAGAGCATGAAATTAGGCGGTGAGAGCCGCCAAGCAACGTGGCGGAATAGGTAGACGCTAGTTACGGATGTAGGAAATGGTGCGTGTCGTAGGGGTCAAAAAAAACACGGGTAAAGCATATAGTAACCCTCCACCAATCAATCTATCAGTATCGAGTATAGTCCAAGCCCCCTTCAAAAGGTGCCGTGTCTCTGATAGAAGTCCATGCAGGGTGCAAATCCCTGCCGTTGCTTTTGGGCACTACCCGCAACTGTGGCGATTTATCGTCCACTTATTGCGGGCTGTGTCAAACCTATGTCCATCCCCCTTATAGAGTCGTCGCTTCGGTGACGGCTCGTTTTTATGTGCAGCGAAAGGATTGGTAAATATGCGCAGGGAATCTCGTGAGCTTTTTGCTGGTATAAGCGATTGTGTTTGGAGCTTAATAGTCATGATAATGTCTTTTATCTACGGATATCAAAAATTCGGGTTATTAGGCAGCATTTTATTTGTAGCAGCTATTATGGTGATAAGTATAATCGTATGCGGAATCGGTTGGGTGGCTGTGAAGCTTTTGGAAAGAATTGTGGACAAGTACTATCCTTTTTGATGGGGGCTTAATGTAAAACGGAGGTAAGGCTATGGAGTTAGCATTAACCGTGTTTGGAGTCATATTTGCGGCATTAGCAGCACCAATAGCAGTCTTCATTGCGTTCACATTAGTGCTATCAGCACTGGTATATGGAGTGATCATGCCGGTAGGCCTCATTGCAGAAAAGATAGAGGACCGGTGCAGGAACAAATAAAAGGAGGTGGCATTGATGGTCACAGATAAACAGCGTGCTTTTGTGGACGAGTATCTTATTGATCTCAATGCCACCAGAGCTTACAAAGCAGTCTATAAGTCCTGCAAGAAGGATGAGACCGCTCGTGTAAACAGTAGTCGGCTGCTAACTAATGCTAACGTCGCGGCTTACTTAAGCGAGCGGCAAAGGGAGCTGCAGCAGCGTACGGAGATAACGCAGGACAAGGTAGTACGGGAGTTGGCAGCGATCGCGTTCGCAGACATCGCGGATTATGTGCGAGTCCAGGATTATGGCGGCCTATCGATGGTGGAGATCACCCCGACCAGTGAGATACCCGAAAGCAAACGGGCAGCCATTGCCAGCATCAAGCAGGGCAGCAACGGTATCGAGGTCAAGCTGCACAACAAATTAGACGCGCTGGATAAGCTGGGGCGTCATTTTGGCATGTTCAAGGGAGATAACGCAGGCGATGATGACCTGCTGGACGACGGCTTCTTAGATGCCATGGACAGCAAACTAGCGGAGGTGTGGGATGATGCGTCAGGCGATATTTAAGTTTCAGCCATTCAGCAAAAAGCAGATGAAGATCCTCACATGGTGGCGTCCGGATTCACCGGTGCACGATAAAGATGGTATCATAGCAGATGGGGCTATCCGGTCGGGCAAAACCTTATCCATGTCGCTGTCTTTCGTCATGTGGGCCATGTGCACCTTCAATGGCTGCAACTTTGCCATGTGTGGTAAGTCCATTGGCTCACTCAGACGTAATGTGGTGACCACGCTTAAGCTGATGCTGCGGTCGAGGGGCTATCAGGTGGAGGATAAACGCGCAGACAATATGCTGATCGTCAGGCGGGGCGGGGCTGAGAATTACTTCTACCTCTTCGGCGGCAAAGACGAATCATCACAGGACCTCATACAGGGCGTTACCCTGGCGGGGGTCTTTTTTGATGAAGTGGCGCTGATGCCGGAGAGCTTCGTCAATCAGGCTACAGGCCGCTGTTCGGTGGATGGCTCCAAGTTCTGGTTCAACTGCAATCCCGCTAACCCTATGCATTGGTTCAAGATAGGGTGGATCGATGCCATCAAGCTGGACGATCCCGCGCGGCGTAAGAATATCCTCTACCTGCATTTCATGATGGATGATAACCTATCGCTCACCGAGAAGGTCAAGACGCGCTACAAGGGCTTATATACCGGCGTATTCTACAGCCGCTATATCTTAGGCCAATGGGTAGCAGCGGATGGCCTGATCTATGATATGTTCGGCGAGAGCAATATTGTCAAAGAAGCCGATGTGCCAGTAGGCTTAGTCAATCATCCGGCAACCAGACGCTATATCGCTATTGACTATGGTACCAGTAATGCCACGGCATTTCTGGACATCTACGACGATGGTCAGCACATCTGGGTGCTGCGGGAGTATTACTACAGCGGCCGAGATAAAATGCGGCAGAAAACAGACAGCGAATATGCCGATGACCTGATTGCCTTTGGCGGCGATGAGGTCATTTTTAATATCCTGGATCCCTCGGCTTTGTCCTTCAAGACTGAGCTCAGAAAGCGCGGGTTGCGGGTCAAGGATGCAGATAACGAGGTATTAGACGGTATTCGCATGACCGCCACGCTCTTCGCTACAGGCAAGCTTTTGATCCACGAACGCTGCACCAATCTCATTGCCGAGCTGCAAGGTTACATCTGGGATGACAAAGCCCAGCAGCGCGGAGTTGAGCAGCCGGTCAAGGTTAATGACCACGCCTGCGACGCCTTGCGCTATTTCTGCAAAACCATCGTGCACCCAAGGAGGTTATAATGTGAGCAAGAATAAACGTGTGAAGGTGGTGGACAGAGAAGCGAAGCTGCCGACAAACAAACCAAATGACCCAGTCATGACCATGGACAGCTTTCAAAACGCCATGGCGCGGCTGGGTTTTAATATGCCCAATATGCTGGAGGCCACCACTTATCCACTGACAAGGCTGACGCAGGATTACCAGACGCTCAACAGCCTCTATCGCAATCACTGGATCGTGCGCAAGATCGTTGATGTGATTCCTGAAGATATGTGCAAGAACTGGATCAAGCTCAATACGCAGATCGACCCAGGCAGCATGACCAGATTGGAGAAGGTCATCAAGAAAACGAAGACCAAGGAGCGCATCTTAGAAGGTCTCAAATGGGGAAGGCTGTACGGTGGCGCAGTGGGCGTCATCCTCATCGAAGGGCAGGAGGATATGCTGGATCAGCCGCTTAACTACGATCTGATCATGCCCGGGAGCTATAAGGGGCTGCTGATCCTCGATCGTTGGAGCGGCATCAGCCCAGAGGCCGAGGTGATCAGCGACATCAACGACCCAGACTTTGGCCTGCCAGCCACTTACCAAATGACTATGCCCAATGGCCGTATGCTGCGGGTGCACCACAGCCGACTGGTGCGCTTCATCGGCAACGCCCTGCCCCTCTGGGAATCTTGGGCAGAGCAGCAATGGGGAGCGTCTGTGGTAGAGGCCGTTTATGATGAGCTGAAAAAGAGAGATAATACCAGCTACAACATTGCCAATCTGGTCTTCCTGGCCAATTTGCGCATCTATCAAACGGATATGGCTGACCTGATGGGCCTAGGCGATCCGAAGATTCAACAGGACTTCTGGTCTGCAATGCAAGCCATCAACATGATGATGAACAATCAGGGCATGACCATCATCGGCCAAAACGACAGCTTTGACACCAAGCAGTATACCTTCACCGGCTTGAACGATGTATACGAGAGTTTTATGCTGGATGTGGCCGGCGCTTGCGAAATACCAGTGACCCGACTGTTCGGCCGCAGTCCCGCAGGCTTTAATGCCACCGGCGAAAGTGACCTGACCAACTACTACGACAGCATAGAAGAAAAGCAGGAAGCCTATCTATCGCCGGTACTGGATAAACTGCTGCCCATCATCGCCTTGTCTACCTGGGGCATGATACCCGATGATCTGGATTATGAATATAATCCGCTGCGCAAGGCAGATCCGAAGGAAAACGCTGACTTGGCCAAATCTATGGGCGAATCAGTCATTGCGGTATATAATGCCAGCCTGATCAGCCAGCAGACAGCGCTTAAGGAACTGAGACAGCAAAGCGAGGTCACCGGGATGTGGAGCAACATAACCGATGAGGATATTGCTAAGGCTGATACAGAGGTAGATATGGGCGGTGAGATGGAAGGACTGGCTGGTATGCTGCCGGATCTTAAGCAACCATCTTTGCAGCGAGCGGCAGATGCTGAGTGGCACGAGGAGGAACACCCACGTCGCAAGGATGGCAAATTTGGTGAAGGCGGTGGAAGCAGCGAATCGCTCAATACTGTTAAAGGGAAAACGGATATTTGGGAACATATCCAAGTATCAGGGATTGACGGAGAAGCTGATCAGGATATAATTGAGTATATAGATGATGAGTGGGTAGCAATCCCGCAGAAGCACAGGGACATATTGAGCGACTTATCAGGAATTAAGGTAGATACATCTGGAAGGTGCTTTTATTCGCCTAATGAGGGAATTGTTTACCTTGATAAAGAGGTATTGCGGGATGAAAAAGGCGTTTTAATTCATGAAATGGCTCATGCTCTGGAAGAAAAATGGGGGCTATATGAAAATGAGCAGTTTATGAACATGATGGAAAAGAACATTGGAGAACTATCATTACGCGATATTCAATATTTGCCGGATGATTTCAATGAAGGGATTGCATTGGCAAAGGATAACGGAAAGTATGTTTCAGAATACCAGAGAAGAGTTTATTTATATACAGGAACATATGATGATGATGGAAAGTTTAACTATGCATCAATGCGAGAGTACTTTTCAGAAGGGTATAAGGAGTACATTTTAAATGGAGAGAAATTAAAAAGAATCAATGGCGATCTATACAATTTTATAAAGAAATTGGTTTAAGGGGAGAATTGCATGAGCATCATGACAGCAGAAATGAAACGGGAAATATTGGCTCTAAAAGACAATGATCAACTTAATAGGTATCTGAAAACATTGGATAACGGGCTTACTGGTGCTGATAAAGAAGTATATGATCACATCATGGCGCTAAAAGAAAAGGCAGGATGTCTGCCAAAGCAAATGCCGCCAGTAGATTATTTTTAGATAAAGGAACACGGTTATTATGAGCGTAAGCAAAGAAATAATGGAAAAAGCTGAGGCTGAAGCACAAGCGGTATTAGATAGGTCAGAAGAAGAGAGGGAAGCATTATTCCAAAAGTACAAAGCTGAGGGGCATGTTGGCTTAGATGGACATAATGCGGAGTACAAGGCTATAACGCGCAAGGCTCTTGATGAGATTGCAGAAATACGCAAGAAATATGGTATCGAACTGGCACCCAAAGAATAGGGTGCTTTTTTGATGCCCGAAAGAAGGTGACGCGATGGCTTTACTATGGGCGCCGCGCTTAATGATCGAGAAACGATACGCCCGCTCCATACGCAAGGTCATGGAGGCGTTTGAAGCGACGCTGGCGGCCTATGATAACCCAGATGATGTCTGGGTCGCTCTTAAGAATTACGCCGCGTCTGAGGCGTTTAAGCGTGCCGCTGAGGACATTGCCATGAAGATGGTGACCCAGCTGTTTGCCGACGGGAACAAGACTTGGCGAGAGGCGGCACGGGAAGGCAGTATGGGCAAGGAAATCTACAAGGCCCTCCAGCAGGAACTAGCTGGCCCGACAGGCACTGTCTATTACAACCTGATCTATCAAAACGCCAGTCTGATCAAGACGCTGCCGGGCAACATTGCCGAGCAGGTAACGAGCTACGTTGCCCGCGAGCAGCAAAAGGGCCGTCGGGCTGAGGAGATCGCCCAAGACATACAGCGGATGTTTCCGGAGAAGACAAAGGCTAATGCGCAGATGATAGCCCGCACAGAGGTTTCCAAAGCCTCTACCGCCCTGACGCGTGCCCGTTGTGATGATCTGGGCATCAACTGGTATGTCTGGCGCACATCTGAGGATCAGCGCGTCCGCGACAGCCACCGCAAGATGGATAATGTACTCATCAGCTGGCGTGACCCACCTAGTCCCGAGGGGCTTAATCATGAGCGCAGCTATGGCAAATACCATGCAGGCAATACCTTTAACTGCCGCTGCTACCCTGAGCCGCTCATAGAGCTGCACTACATCAGATGGCCGCATAAGGTTTATCACAATAACCAAATAACCGTGATGACGCTGGAGCAATTCAAGCGTCTTTTTTAGTTTCAGGAGGGATTTCAGTATGATGGAGGTGCTATGTATTTGTCTGGCAGCGCTGGTGTTTTTGACAGCGGCGAGTGCTTTGAGATGGCGGCTAGACTTTTATGCCTTATTCAGCGCTCTGGTTATAAAAGAACTGCCTACGCCATCTGAAAGCGAAATGATGGAGCTTAGGCAGTTTGTCGTTAGAAACACAATAAAGGATTTTCGGGAAAGATTCTAGCCAATGCCTAGTTGTTGCTTGACTATGGTGCCAGCTACTTGTCCAAGAACAGATAAGCTAACGTTATTGGTTACTGGCGAAAGCTTATCTTTTATTTTCCTCCATACAGAGGGATTGGATATATTGCGTATAAATTCATGACCTTCCCAAGTCAAATCCAATATGACCCCATTCCCTCGTCTGGTATCATAACCGCTTGTAGTAACAATGTATCCACCTAAAGCAAGTTGCCGAAGATGATATTCAACAGCATCTAATCCGCCATACAAATCGAAGATTTGCGGATTTAAAGTGTAAATATCGTCGACTTCAAAATTTTGCTGGCCATCGCTGGCGTTTTCTATAGTGATAAGTAGTTCCCTGATTAAATCTATAGCTTTTCAATAAAATAACGCATACTCTTGACATCGGTGTTATGCTTAAGTCAAGAGGTGATTATTATGTTACACAACGAAACCAGAAAACTTTTAATTGAAGCTCTTAATAAAACTCACAATGCCAAAGAAGTGGCCGAATGCTTTTCTGTTGATCTTAGCACAGTGTATCGTTTGGCTGAACAAATGAAAGCTACCGGCTCTGTCGAAACCAGGACATATCTGCGGGGACGTAAGCCTTCCCTTACTCAGGACGACATCCAAAATATAGACTGCCTTATTCGCAAACAGCCGGACATTACACTGAAAGAAATTATCGAAACACTTGATTTACATGTCAGTGATGAAACGGTCCGAAAAGCAATTTTAAAGCTTGGCTATGTCTATAAGAAAAAGTCTCTACACGCTTTCGAACAGGAGCGTCCCCGATGTGAGGGAGAAGAGGAATGCCTGGACAAAAAACATGTCGGAATGCGATATAAAAAATCTGGTCTTTCTTGATGAAAGCGGTGTGAATACCAATATGACAAGGCTGTATGCCCGCGCTTTAGGCGGAGAACGGGCGGTAGATTCCGCGCCGGTCAATACTCCGACAGGAACAACCATCCTATCCTCTATCCGGGTAAATGGGGCAACCGCATATACTACTTATTCAGGCGGTACGACTGCCGAAAAGTTTGCGGAATATTTAACATCAACATTGATTCCGACCCTTGATAAGAATTCAATCGTTGTCATGGACAATATGCGTTCTCATCATGCGAAAGACGTGAAAGCAATCCTGGATCAGTTCGGTATACACTATTTATATCTGCCACCATATAGTCCTGATTTGAACCCGATCGAGAAACTATGGTCAAAAATCAAAGCGTTTCTTCGAAAGGAAAAGGTACGTATAGCAGAAGAACTTCCAGCTGCTATAGAAAGAGCATTTTCTACAATCAGTGTATCTGACTGTGAAGGGTGGTTTCGTGCGTCCGGATATATGTATTAATTTATTGGAATGCTATAAGTCAAGCTTCACAGCGATCACCTCCCTTCTAAGGTGATTATACCATACTTGCCTGAAAGGAGGTGAGGACGACGCGCAAGACAATGTATTACGGCTCCAAATTATCGGAGCATATGACTAAAACGCCTGATGACTTCCTCATTTGTCACAGCGTCCCTATTGGCCGTATCGGCGTGCAGGAGTATCTGGGGCAGGAGATCGGCCTGGCATACGGCCAGCGTTACGAGGTGGAGCGCACCGAGGCTGAGGTCTTCAGCGCCGCTGCCATGGCCTCTTTTGAGGGCAAGCCATTTACCAATGAGCACCCGCCGGAAGAAGTCACGCCGGACAATGCCAGCCGGTATATCAAGGGCGCTGTGAAAGATGTGCACCGCGGGCAGGGCGAGCAGGAAGACCTGCTGCTGGCGGACATTATTGTCTATGACCGGCAGGTAATCGAACAGATCGAGCAAGGCAAGCGCGAGGTCAGCTGCGGTTATGAGTGCCAGTATGAACCGCAAGGCAACAATCGTTACAAACAGACGCATATTGTCGGCAACCATGTCGCTTTAGTCCAAAAAGGCAGGGCAGGCGCCAGAGTTGCCATCAAAGATGCCTTACCCAAACAAAGGAGAGATAACATGTCGAAACACACGAAGCAAGGAATTTGGGGCAAGATGATCCAGGCGTTCGCGCAGGACGCCACCCCAGAAGAAATGGAAATGGCCGTCGATGAGATGACCAAGGCCTGCGGAGATGAAGAGCCAGCAGTACCAACACCTGCACCAGTAGAGCCGCCTAAGGAGCCGGTACAGGATGAGGGGCCGAACCCCCTAGAAGAGCGGCTAGCTAAAGTAGAGGCTATGCTCACTCAACTGGTACAAGCTATGCAGCCTAAGCAAGAACCTGACGCTTTAGATGCGTTGGAACAGGAATTGACAGGCGCACCGCAAGCACCAGCCACAGACGAGGAAAGCGCCACTGTTGAACCGGAGCAGGTAGAGGAAGCCAGGGCGGCCGCAGACAGCGCAGTGCTATTAGGTCAGATCGCCGCTCTAAAGCCTGTAGTCGCGCAGATCAAAGACCCCGTCCAGCGCAAGAAGACGTCCGACACTTTAGCCGGCATCCTGCGTCAAGGCGTCAACACCACTCCTACAGCCAGCGGAGCCTATGCTGATCTCTATCAGGCGGCTAGGCAGAATGCTCAGGCCGTCCGCAAAGCCGCTGATGCAGCAGCAGACGAAAGCAGTCTGGGCAAGGAGATCGCAGCCAAATACAACCCGCATTACAAAAAGGAGGCCAAATAATATGCCAGGAAGAGTTATTGGAACGGAATTACCCTTGGGTTATCCAGGGACCATTGCCAGAACCCCAGACGCCATCATCATGAACCGGATGGTCAAGGATGACAGCGCCAACATCGGCTATGGCAAGCCTGTTATTTTAAACGGCGATAATACCTACAGCGCCTTTGGTGCGGATAACACCGCAGATCAATTCGGCGGCGTGGCCATCAGAGAGGTCAAAATGGCGACCAACTACTATGATCAGAACGATGTAGAATATCTGCCCGGCCAGCAGTGCGACGTCTTAGAGCGCGGCAGCATTATCGTCAAATGCCCTAAAGGCATCCCCACAGCTGGCGGCAAGGTCTACATCCGCATTGCGGCCAACAACACCTATCCTGGCAGCAAGGTAGGCGACTTCGAAGCAGAGGCTGACGGAAGCAATACAGTAGAGCTTACTGGCGTTGTCTGGGCTACCGGCCGTATGGATGCAGATAAATGCTGCGAACTGCTGATCAAAGAGCGCGTATAAGGAGGAAAGACTAATGAATAATATCGTAGCAACGAAAGATGGCATGAGCGTAACGCCCATGACCAATATCCAAGGCTTGCCCGCCATGGGCACTAAGCGCGCCATCTATACCGGTGACGCGGCCATGGACAGCGGTATGGCCTATCTGCTGGGCGAACTGGAAAAGCAGGACAATAAGATCCGCGAGCCTTTGAAATCCATCACTTGGCCCCGCGACATCGTCAGCAAAACAGGCGGCGGCTGGGTCGAGTTTACCAGCATGATGAACGTAGGCTTCGCCTCTGTCGGCGGTAATGCCAATGGTATCATCGGCGGCCAGACCAACGCCATTCCCACCATCCAAGCCGATATGGGCAAAGATCTGTTCCGAGTCTTCACCTTTGCCCACATCCTGCGGGTACCCTTCATCGACCAGGCGAAATTGCAGCAGATCGGCCGCAGTCTGCCAGAGCTTTTAGAAAAGGGCATTCAGCTGAATTACCAGAAGTCCTTAGACCAAAACGTCTATACCGGCTACAAAGAGATGGGCACAGAGGGCTTGGTCAACAACTCCAAGCTGGTCGTTACCTCCGCAGCTGCCACCGGCGCAGGAAACAGCACTCTGTGGAAGGACAAAACGCCGGATCAGATCCTGGATGACATCAACAAAGCCATCACCGATGTATGGGAAGCGGCTGAATATGATTTGAGCGGCATGCCCAACCACATCCTCATCCCACCGCAGCAATATGCTCTGCTGACCAGCCGCAAAGTATCTGAGGCAGGCAACGTGTCCGTGCTCAACTACCTCTTGGAAAACAATATCGCCAAGAATCAAGGCGTGCAGATCGCTATCGAGCCGTCCAGATGGTGCGTAGGCGCCGGCACCAGTGGCAAAGACCGCATGGTGGTCTATGTCAACGACGAGAATATGCTCTATTTTGACATCACCGTGCCATTATCTCGCATCATGACCCAGCCCAGTGTCGGCGATATGGCCTACTTGACTGCTTATGCCGGGCAGCATGGCGAGGTCAAGTTTGCTTACTATGAGACCGCCCGTTATGTAGACGGCATTTAATCAGGAGGGATAACCATGAGAGTATTCAGTAAGAAAAACCTGGAATTTACGAATCCAGGCAGCGGTGAAAAAGTCCGTCTGAGAACTATGGAGTTTGCCAATCTGCCAGAGTGGGTCGCAAAGGATCCACTTTTTTTGTGGGCGAAAGCCGAAGGCAGCTTAGAAGTCATGGGCGAGGACAAGCCCGCAGCCAAAAGCAAGAGCCAAGTCAAGCGTGAGGCTGTCCAGAAAGAAGCCGCTCCGGAAAAAGAGCATGAGCCTGAGCAACAAAAAAGCCAGGAACCAGACAAGCCAGACGGTGCAGAGCAATGAACGGCTTAATGGCTGATGCGGCTAACATCAGAGACGGCGTTAATCCGCCCTTTACGCTGGAAGACTTCAAGGAAATCTATCCCCAGTTCAAAGGGCAGGCCGTGCCAGATATTGTGCTGACCATGTACCTAGAGCTGGCTGACAATGCTATCAAGGAAGCACGCTGGCACAGCTACTGGAAGATGGCCATGGGCTTATTTATCGCCCATTTCGCCACCCTCTGGGCCATGGGCACAGCTGATACAGCCAGTACGGCGGCGGATGTGGTCAGCGCAGGTGAAGCTAGAGGACTGGTAGCCAGCAAATCGGCCGGCGGCGTCTCCATCTCCATGGATTACAGTACCATTACTGGCGGGCTGAACGACTGGGCCGCCTGGAAGATGACCCAATACGGGACGCAGCTGGCCACCTTGGCCAAGCTGGTAGGTAAGGGGGCGATGCAGGTATGGTGATGAATTGCACAGTAGAGACCATCTTCGACGGCGTGCCGGAACTCTTAGCGGCGCTTGATGAACTCAAGAACAATGAAGTGTTGGTTGGTATCCCTGAGAACCGCTCCTCCCGCAAGAAGGAGATCATCCGCAACGCTGAGCTTTTGTACATCCACACCCACGGCATCAGGCGTAAATCTATGCGCCAGGAGATGCAGGAGACGATGGACCAGGGCAGCCCCTATAGCGAGGCTTACCAGCTGTACGTCCAGGAGCACGGTTCACCTTTGTGGCAAGCACCGCCGCGACCGGTGTTAGAGCCAGCGATAGAACATCGTAAGGAATGGATAGCCGAGCAGTTAGGCAAAGCGGCAGAAGCTGCACTGGACGGCGATAAGAAGGGCGTACAAGATGGTCTGCATAAGGCTGGAAAGGTAGCCGAGAATGCCGCCAGAGAGTGGTTTACTGATCCCTCTAACGGCTGGGCGCCTAACAGTCCCAAGACCATCAAGTACAAGGGCAGCAGCAAGCCTTTGATCGATACAGAGGAAATGCGTAAGTCCATCACCCATGTCGTGCGCAGAAAAGGGGTGTCCGACCATGATTGATGTGAGCAGATTACTCACTGATCCAGACTTCTGCGAGCCATTTGTGATCCGGCGCAGAGTTGGCAAGTGGGAGGCCGGCCGATTTATCGCTGTACCGGAGGACACGGCAGTCACTGGCATTGTTGAGCCAACCAATGGTGATGATTTGGAGCAGCTGCCAGAGGGTGACCGAGTAAGCGGCATGATGACCTTTTACACCAAGCAGCCAGTCTATTTGAGCTGGGATAAGCGGCAATCCGACGAGATCATCTGGCGCGGTAAGACCTACAAAGCGCAGCACATCTTGGATTGGAGCCGCCACGGGTTTTACAAGGTGATCGCGTCTTACGTGGAGGTGCAGCCAGATGAGACTGACGCTTAAAGAGCTGCAAGACATCTACTGGCGGCAGCTGATGATCCTGCTGGGACACGATCCGGACAGTAAAAAGCAGCAGGATCAGGTGCGGCTGGCCTACCAAGAGGACAGCCAGCCTTTTCACGATTACCGCCGCAATGTCTGCTACTTTTATGTGCAGGCAGCAGATGACCCCATTAACCGCCAGATCGATACGACTTACAGCCCTATTGATGACACTAAGACGCAGCAGATTAACAGCTACAACCGAGTGATCACCGTAGACATTATCCTCTATGGCCCCGACGCCTATGATCAGGCAGTGCTTTTGCGCATGGATCTCTTGGAGCCAACGCTGAATTGGGACTTAGCGGCCAAAGGCTTATACATCATCCCGGACATTGCCGAGCCGCAGCAGATGTGGGAGCCTTACAACAACAAATGGTGGCCGCGGGTGGATATGCAGGTACGCTACAACAACCTGGTCACTGACGAGCGGCACACCGTCAACTACTTAAGCAGCGCAGACATTACAGTGGTGTCCGAGCAGCAAGAACGAACGATAGAAGTAAAGGAAGGTGAATGAAATGCCTAATTTGAGTTTGGACGATATTGTCAATATCAAGGTCGAGGTCAGCCAAATGTCTGCACCCTCCAAGGGGTTTAACATCGGACTGATCATCGGCAGCAGTACAACGCCGGAGCTGAAGAAAAGGGTAGAAACGTATGCCTCTGTAGCTGAAATGGCCGAAGCAGGCTTTACTATGGACAGCCCCGAGTACAAGGCAGCAACGCTGTACTTCAGCCAATCGCCCGCGCCTGATGTAGTAGCGATTGGTCTTAAAGCAGCAGACGAAACGCCTGTACAGGCATTAGCAGCGTGCAGGGGCGCAGGGGTGGATTGGTACACGTTTACCTTTACCCGCGAGCTGGCAGCCACATTAACCAATGAGCAGATCAAGGAGATCGCCGCTTATGTCGAGGCCGAGAAAACCTCTACTGTGTGGTTTAACCTGGTAACGGACAAAGATACCTACTTGGCCACTATGCAGGCGCTTAAGGAGCTGAAATACAGCCGCACCATGACGGTCTACAGCACCTTTGATGGGACGGCTACAGCTGGCGTGATGGGCTATGCAATGGGCGCCAACTATACCAACAGCACCGCCTACACCATGGCGCTCAAAACCATTGTCGGCATCACCACCGAGGATTTGACCAGCAGCGAGCTTAAGGAAATCCTCTCTGCCAACGGCAATGTCTATGTCAACCAGGGCACCTATTACAGCGTGTTTAGATCAGGCAAAATGGCCAACGGCTACAGCTTTGACGATGTGATCTACTTAGACATGTTGGTCAACGGCATTGCCACATCGGTGATGAACCAGCTGACTACCCTGCCGAAAGTCCCACAGACCACAGAAGGCGTGGACATCCTTGTGGCTGCCATCGCCGAACCGTGCCAGAAGATGGTCACTAAAGGCTATCTGGCTCCTGGCAAATGGACAGGGCGCAAGGTGTTAAACCTACAGCCGGGCGATACGCTGACCCAAGGCTATTTGATTTTATCCGAGAGCATCGCCGACCAGTCGCAGGCTGACCGAGACGCTCGCAAAGCCCCAGCCATTTACGTCTGCATCAAGACCGCAGGCGCTATCGAATCCATGACCATCGGTGTCGTGGTCAATCGTTAGGAGGTGTAACACATGCCAACATATTCTTTCACCGACTGCAGCCTCATCCTCAACCATCCGTCGCTTGGGATACTCACCCTGACCGGCAAAGGCTTAGGCAGCGTCGGCATCAACATGACCGGCGACCGCACCACCATGGACGTGGCCGCAGACGGTCGCGTGATGACCAGCAAGATCAAAGACAGACGCGCCACAGCAGCTGTGCAGATCCAGCAAACATCCGAAGCCAATAAAGATCTGCTCAAGTGGTACAACTACTTAGAGAGCGCTCCAGCGTCCGAGTGGGCGCAAGCATCCGGCATCTTTAATTCGCCGCAGACAGGCGAACAGTTTGTGCTGAATGAGGTAGCTTTCCAAAAGCTGCCCGACCGCAGCTATCAAGCGCAAGGCCAGATGCAGACGTGGAACTTGATGATCGCCGATTGCCAGCAGAACACCATCTAGGAGGTTTTAACAAATGATCGAGAGACAAAAGCAAATAGAGTTGGATGGCCGCCAGTTTATCCTGCACAAGCTGCCCGCGGCCAGAAGCTATGCCCTATTGGTGGAGATGCTGACGAAGGCATTGCCCATCGGACTGATCAGCGGAGCGTTAGAGGATTTTGTACCGGCAGGACTGCTCAACGCGGCAGGCAAGCAGCAGGGCACAGCAGAAGAAATCGAGGCATTGCAGCTAAAATTGCTGCAAGGTGTAGAAGAGGTGCTGCCAGCTGGTTTAACAAAGATCATCGACAGCCAGGGTCACTTCAAGGTACCCGATTTAGAAGATGATATGCTCTTGTTTGGCCAGCTGCTGGCTAAGACTGTAGGCTTCCAATACAAAGATTTTTTTACCGGAATGCTCAGCAAGATCGGGGTAACATTAGACGATCCGGAAGCTTTGCTGAGGAAATTCGGTACTATCTCAGAAGACCAGACAATGTAAGCGAATATCTCTTTGCGCCAGTCTTAGCCGGTCACTGGCGGCAGCATGAGCTATGGGACGGCACCTATACGCTGGATGATCTAGCAGACATCCATGAGATCATGATAGTGCAGGCTGAGAACGAACAAATTGCGCAGGACTATGTAAAGAGTAGGCAGGAGGTGGGCAAATGAAGCTGGGAATGCTCAAAGAATATCTGGTTGGCTTAGGCTTTAGTGTCGATGATAAAACGTATGATCAGGCCATGGGTAAAATGAAGACCTTTGAGAAGGTAGCAGGAAAGATGGCCGGAAACGTCGGCAAGAGTGTTGCTAAAGGCTCTGCTATTGCGGTGGCAGCCTTAGCCACAGTAACCGTAGGCGTAACGAAGTATGTCAGCAGCGTTGCCGACGCTGATATGGCCACAGAGAAATTTGCCCGCCGAATGTGGATGACCGAGACCAATGCCCGCAGTTTGCAGAACGTGCTGGGAGCCATGGGCGAGAGCATGGACAGCATCTATGATGTAGCGGCCAATGCTGAACTCAGAAGCAGCTTTTTTCAATTACGTGCGGATGCGGCTAAATTAGAAGGCGGGCCGGAGATAGACGAGGCGATGGTCAAGATACGCAGCGTGCAGTTCGAGGTGCAGCGGCTTAAGCTGCTATTGTCCTATGGCGGCCGCTATGTTGCTTACTACCTGACGCAATATCTAGGCGTGCCCATGGAAGAGGTTAGGCAGACGCTCAAGGCCATCAATGATGAGGGAGAGAACATCATCAAAGTATGGGGTGATAAGGTAGCCAAGGTGCTGTCCTGGATCGTGCGTTTGTTTGTCGCAGGAGCCAAGGCGGGCATGAGCCTGATCCAGACGATCCAGCGCCTGCCCTATGAGGTCAAGGTAGCTATGTTGGCTATTGCAGCCCTAGGCGCTATCATGCTCAATCCATTCACGGCAATCATCTTAGCCATTGGCGCGATCCTACTGCTGCTTGACGATTTCTACACCTGGCAGCGCGGCGGGGAGAGTATGTTCGGCGATATGTGGCAGCAGTTGGTTGATTTTCAGGAGAAGCTGGCTAATACCACGTTTGAGAGCAAAGCATTGGAGGATTTAAAGGATATCTTAGAAGAGACGGTAGGATATATTGAGGATTTGAGCTCTTACTGGGATATTTTTAGTGATAAACTTGACAATATAGATGGCATAACGCTTCTACAGGCTCTTCTGGCCGGAATCGATGCGGCTACTTTTAACATAAGGACAACGATTAAAGAGACTATCTCTCTTTTCGAATGGCTATTGGGCAAAGCCGGAGAATTGTATCAGAAGGGAAAGAATTTAGTAGGTGATCTTTTCAGCAAAGACAATGACGGATGGTTTGGGGGCATATTTAATAAGAAGGACAAAGAGGTTTCAGACTCTAATGAGGAAAAAACGCCGTTAAAGCTTCCGAAGTTGACCTTGCCTGCGGTTGCAAATCCTGCTGTCAGCAAAGCTATGAGCATGATGAAGCAACATAATGAAATCGAGCAGGACAACAGCTTAAAATCCGAGGTGAATGTGACAGTGTATGGTACAGACCCTAATAGTACTGCGACGGCTACAGCTAAGGAGCTTGAAGCGATTATGCTGCGACTTATGACACCATGGAGCGCGGCGCGGATTAAGACTATACCGACCAGCTAAAATGTTGTATAATCCCTTTAGGAGGGATTTATATGAAGAAACGAGTGTTGGTAGTGTTTGCTTTATGTGTGGCAATGTTCGCTTTCGGCTGTGGGGGCAATACAACTTCGGGTGATCAGAAACAGCAAGAACAGCCACCACAGGAGGAAGAGAGTGCGGCCGTAGAAACAATACTAGGCGCAGGGGAATGGTATGTTGGAGAAGACATTCCAGCTGGAAGGTATGTAATAACTCCGCCCGAAGATGATAGTGGGAATATCGCAGTGTACGATGAAGGTAAAGATTATGCCTCAAAATCAGATATTCTTAATCCATTCGGAACAAATGGGGTAAAAAGTTTAACATGGAATTTAAAGGATGGGCAAATTGTAAAAATAGAAGGAATGGAAGACGTTCTTTTCGCACCAAAAGAAGACTAAAAAGGCGCAGCCAAAACGGTTGCGCTTTTTTGATGCCCAGAAAGGAGTGATCATATGGCAGATACAGAACTGATCTACGTTAAAACCAACATTGGCGGGTACTTTTTTGACGGCTTTATTGACCACGAACACCAGGACGATTTAGAGATCACCAGCCATCCAGTGCAATCAGGAGCCAATGTCGCTGATCACGCCTATCTAAAGCCTGCAACCTTGACCATGCACATCAAAATGAGCGACGTCTTAACGGATATCGTGCCTGGGCAGTTTGCCAAAGATTATACGCGCTCTGTATCAGCTTACAATGTCCTCAGGGAGCTGCAAGCCCAGCGGGTGCCCTTTCGCGTACATACAAGGCTCAGGGCTTACGAGAATATGCTGATCAAGAGCATCGTAGCCAACGACGATTACACCACACGCTTCGGCCTGGATTGTACGGTCACCATGCAAGAAGTCATTGTGGCTCAGACGCAGACGGTCAAGGTCAGCAAGCGGCAGCAAACAACAGGCACAACAGACGGCGGTGTAACAGGGCTGATCAAAGTCGATCAGTCTATCTTAGTCATGCTGAGGGATTCGGGCATATTTGGAGGTGGTACCCAGTGATGAAGGATCCATATTTACTGCCGGTCACCAGCCGGCCGAATCAAACGTTTAAGACGAAAATAATCGTTAATGAAGAGAATATCGAACTGACCGTGCAGCTGAACTTTCGCGAGGTCTGCGGCTATTGGACCATGAGCATCACCGATAAAGACGGCAAGATGCTGTTGGCCAATGTACCCCTGCTTAAAGGCGAGGGCGAGACGGCCAACCTCCTCTACCAATTCGATTATCTAGGTCTAGGCTATCTGGCAGTCGTTGATGCCGCAGGCAGCGGTGCAGACTATCCTAACGCTGTACAGTTGGGTAAAGATTTTGTCTTAGTTTGGGGGTCATGCGATGAGTAGCTATGTATTTCCGCTATCTAGCGGCGTAGCTGGCAGCAGAGTGAGCTTCGCGTATCGCCAACGCTACAAAAACGGCAATCTGCATAAAGGCATAGACCTGGTACCCAAGAGCGGCGGCGCACCAAACGTGCTGGCGACCATTGGCGGCACGGTCGAGAACAAAGGCGGCCCATCTGGAGCATGGGGCAATACCGTCCTTATAGCAGGCGATGACGGCTATTATCACCGCTATGCCCATATGCGCGATCCGGCTGTTGTCAGTAAAGATCAGCGTGTAGAAGCAGGACAGACCTTAGGGGTCATGGGATCCACAGGCAACAGTACTGGTCCGCACCTGCATTATGAGGTAAGGCAGGCGCCGCGCGATGAAAGCACCTTACTTGATCCGGCCAGTATCTTAGGTATAGCCAATGCGCAGGGAGATGTCAAAATAACAGGCAATGCGCCAGTCTCTATCGCATCCGTAGGGGCTTCCGGCTCACCGGCCGTGCCCGCCAACATCCCATACGAGGAAATGTCGCCCATAGCAGGCACCGAACAGTCAGGGGATTACCTCTTCGGCCGCCGCTGCCGCATTATCGTCTCAGATGATAACGGCTCAGGCATCGATATTACCAACCTGCATATCACTTTCAACGTGGTCAAGACCTATCTCATGGATATGCAATACTCCATCATCAATATCTACAACGTCAACCGCGATACCGAATCCTTCGTCATCCGTCAGGGAAGCGTGGTCACCATTGAGGCAGGCTATGAAGGCGCCAATTATGGCGAGATATTCACCGGCGACATTATCCAAGCGTACGGCTATAACGAGAACGGCGTGGACTTCGTACTGCGTATCGTCGCCGTAGATAGTGATAGGTTCCTCAATGAGGGCTTCGTCAACTTTTCGATGGACAAGGGCGCGACCCAGCGGCAGGCACTCGAACATATCGCCAACAAAGCCGCCGTACCCAGCAAGCTCAACAACATATCTGATGGTTTATCTCAAAGCACCTTGCCCCGCGGTAAGGTGTATTTTGGCATGGCTAAAGATTATATGCGCCAGATCGCCCAGTCCTCTAATGCCACGCTGTACATGGACAACGGGCAAGTCAACATCATCAAGGTCACCGACCCGCCTAGTGACCGCATCTTCAAGCTGACACCCCAATCTGGCCTGATTGGCGTACCCCAGCAGACCGAGATGGGCATCAAAGGCAAGGCGCTCTTGATCCCGCAGATCCGTGTTGACCGTTCGATCCAGATAGACAACAACTACATCCAAGAACGCCAGCTGGCCGTCGGTACGCTGCAAACGTCACTAGACCGTCAGGGCGTCTACCGCATAGCCAAGACGACCTATATCGGCGATACGCGGGGCAATGACTGGTACGTCGAGTTTGAGGCCATGACCCAGGCGGGTTATGTGCCGGCCATGCTGCAAAACGCTGACGGCAATCCATTCTAAGGAGGTGTATGTAATGTCTGAAATTGTAGTATTAGAACGCATTGAAAATCTTGCTGAATTAGAAGATTTAATAAATGAAGCTGCCGCAATTGGTGAAGTATTGCGGGCGGCTTTAAATAGAATACAAAGCTTTGAAATTAGAATACAAACGCGGAAAGTAGAGGCCGCTAACAGTAATAAGGATATTCTAGCTTCTCAGGAAAAGGCGTAAATTTGTTGGCTAGATACAAGCAGCTTAAAAAATCGCTTCGGCAAATCATGTAATCTAGTTCGCGTTTTGGATGCCCTGTACTTTCTTTGATTGGGCAGGTAACAAATTGCCGTATTGCCGGTTCTGTACTATGCTCATCGTTAGGCAAGCGGTATTTGCATGATAGGGTAACGGGAACTTTCCATAATGGACAGGTTACGGATTTAGAAATAATCGTGAAGTAAACCATGAGGGACACCTCCTTTCGTGGTTATTGTAACATAAATTCGAAAGAGGAGGTGGAGTTATGCAAACTTTAACGCAAGAATACGGCGGCCAGCTGGCTCAGACCGAAATGCTCAAGTCCGATGTGAGCAATAATCTAAGGGTCGCTATCCCGGGCATCATCAAAGCCTTCGATGCGGCCACCCAAACAGTCAAGGTGCAGCCAGCCATCAGAGAGATCATCTATGACGGCGTAGGCACGCCTAACCATGTGCAGCTGCCAGAGTTGTTGGACGTGCCCGTCATCATGCCGCACGCAGGCGATTATGCTATTACGCTGCCCATCACTGAGGGCGACGAATGCCTGGTGATCTATGCCGATATGTGCATTGATGGCTGGTGGCAGTCTGGAGGCGTACAGAACCAAGTGGAGATGCGCCGCCATGATCTCTCCGATGGCTTTGCTATCCTGGGACCATGGAGCCAAGTGCGGAAGTTGGCCAACTACAATGCCAACAAATTGCAGCTATTTAACATCAAGACTGGCACGGGCATCGAAGTAGACAGCCAGGGCATCAAAGTGACCGGTAATGTGGAGATCACCGGCAATATCCTGACCCACGGCGACAGTGAGCTGAAGGGAAATAGTCTTATCCAAGGAGACAGCGAACTCAAAGGCGCAGTCTTAGGCAAACTGGTCGCTAAAGGTGTGGATCTGGTTACCCATACCCATACAGGCGCTCACGGTCAGACGGGAGGTCCTGAGTAATGCACTATAGACGACTGACTGCTACAGGTGATTACATCTTCGGCCAAGGCAGCTTGGATTATCTATCCGATGCTGATGCAGCTGCGCAGGCAGTAAAAACCAAGCTCAAGCTACTCTTGGGCGAATGGTGGGAGGATACGCAAGACGGCCTGCCCCTGTTCCAGCAAATCCTTTTACAGCGCGCCACAGCAGAGGGCATCCAGACCGCTGATCTGCTGATCAAGCAGCGCATCCTAGAGGTTGCCGAAGTGACCAACGTGCAGATTATAGGGAGAGGCGTCAAGGACCGTCAGTATCAGGCTGACGTGGTCATCGAGACCATCTATGGCGACATCAAAGACACCATACGATTGGAGGTGGGATAATGGCTTACCAAGCACCATACATTGACGAGGCAGGGCTGCACATATCCAGCTACAACGACATCAGAGACAGTCTGCTGGAAGAAATGCGGGCTATCTATGGCAGCGACATTTACCTGGATAACGACAGCCAAGACTACCAGATGGTATCTGCCTTTGCCCTCATGGCCTACGATGTACAGCAAGCCTTACTTTTGGCCTATAACAACATCTCTCCTGCTACAGCAACAGGCACTGGCTTAGACAGAGTGGTGGCCTTAAACGGTATCCGCAGAGCAGCTGCCAGCTACAGCACCTGCCTAGTTAAGCTCACTGGATCCGCAGGGACGGTCGTTAATAACGGCATTGTCCAAAATAGCCGCGGCATCCAGTGGCGCTTGCCTGAGCAGGTCACCATTGGCGATGATGGTACGGCCACAGTGACTGCCACTTGCACCGCAGTAGGCCGCATTACAGCAGCCACAGGCGATATTGACACCATCGTCACGCCGACCAGAGGCTGGACGAGCGTAACCAATGAGGTACCAGCTGTGGCAGGCGTCAACCAAGAAACCGACAGCGCACTGAGAAGCAAACAGCGGATCAGCACAGCCAACCCCAGCAACACGGTCTTCGAGGGCACCATCGGTGCAGTAGCCAATGTGGACGGCGTAGTGAGATATGCTGCCTACGAAAACGATACTGACGCAATCAAGGATGGCCTGCCGCCGCACAGCATCACTATGGTCGTTGACGGCGGCACAGATAAAGATGTGGCTCAGGCTATCTACCTGCACAAGACCCCTGGCTGCTATACTAACGGCGACGTCGAGGTCAACGTGTTCGGTAGTCTCACCGATATACCGATCCGCTTTTATCGTCCGCATTATGTGGATGTAGCCGTCAAAGTATCGATTAAGACACTAACTGGCTACACCGACGCCACCGCCAGCCAGATCAAGGCCAACATCTACGACTATATCAACGGTCTGGCTATCGGCGAGACGCTTTACACGCCTAACCTCAATGCGCCTATCCTCTCAGCGCTTAACGGCCAGCCCAGCTTTTATGTCACGGCGTTGGAAGCACGCAAGAGGGATGGAGAGCCAGCAGAGGTAATCACCATAGCCCAAATCGAGGCAGCACAAATCGCTATGGACGAGATTGTGATCGAGGTGATCCCATGATAGCCGATTACCTCAACATGATCACCTCAGAGCACCGAGGGCAGCCCAAGTATATTGCCATGCTCACAGCCTACCTGCGCAAATTGCAGGATGCTCAGATGGTGCTCGAAGCCTTTGACCTGCATTTTGACTTGAACGAGGCTATAGGGGCACAGCTGGATAAATTGGGTGAGATCGTAGGCCGCAGCCGGATACTGGCTTTTCAGCCGGAGAGCCGGTCAGCTCTGTTGGACGATGATAATTACCGCCTGATTATCAAGGCGAAGATATTGCAGAACCAGTGGGATGGTACGATAGAGGATATGGCCAGCCTGTTTAAGCAAGTCTTCCCGGATATGCAGCTGGCAATCATTGACAACCAAAATATGTCCATGGAAATCCAAGTCACCGGCCTGCGGGATGACCTACAGCTGCAAATGCTTAACAACGGTTACGTCATACCCAAGCCTGAGGGCGTACGTATTAAGATCACCTTTATCCTTGAGCTAGAGAAGCAGACGATCTACTTCGGCGCCGCTCTACAAACCGGCACAGAGATGAGCATCTATCCCATCTTCGGCGACGACCTGTCCGCGAGCTATACCCTGCCCATCGTGGCCTACACCAAACAAGGCACCTACTTAAGTGTCTATCCCTTGAATCTACAGGAGGTGAAATAATGGCAAGCACAAAGTACTACACCCTACTCACCAAAGTCGGCCAAGCCAAGATAAGCAACGCCATTGCCTATGGCCGCCAATTACAGCTGACCCAATTTGCCCTAGGTGACGGAGGTGGCTCAAGCTATGATCCCGACGAGAGTCAGACCGCGCTCAAGCACGAAGTCTACCGCGCCAATGTGGCCAATGTCGTTGTCTCTGACGAGACCATCAACATGTTGGAGATCAATATGGCCGTCCCTGCCGATCAAGGCGGCTGGGTCGTCCGCGAAATGGGCGTTTATGACGCTGACGGCGACCTTATTGCCATCAGCAAAACGCCCGACGATCCCAAGCCCGGCGCAGGCAGCGGCGCTGCTAAAGATGTGGTCTACAGGCTCTTCATCATCGTCACCAATACCGACGCTATAGAGATCAAAATAGACCCTACAGTGGCCGTCGCTACCAAGGCCGAGGTACAGGCAGTAGCCGAACGCGTCAAGCTCCTAGAGACAGGACTCATTGTCTATGCCAGCCCTACTGAGCCTGAGACTACAGCGGATAACTATCTCTGGCTGCAAATCCTGCACAGCCGCTCAGCCGACGTCGAGCCAACGATGCTCAAGACCTCAGCCGAGACAGCAAGCGGCTACCACGTGGAGATCGATAAGCACTTAGAGCATATCGACAACGCTGTCGCCGACGCGGCTCAAGCCAAGCCGGACGATGTTATCATTTTGGAAGTGTAACCAATAAAGGAGGAACAAACATGAGCAATGCAGTAAAGAAAGCGATCCTGCAAAAGAAAGTAGAAGGTGCGATCACCGACCTGATGGTCAAAACCAACGCCGAAAACGTGGTGGTAGACGACGCCGGCAAAACCCTATCAGCCGAACTAGCCGAGATCATCACCGCCATGGCCGGTAAAGCCACAGCCAGCGATATCGATACTCGTATCAATGCCTTGATCGGAGCGGCGCCGACCGCGTTAGATACCCTGGTCGAGATCGCCGACGCCTTAAACAACGACCCAGACTTCGCCGCCACTATGACGAGTCAATTAGCAGGCAAGGTTGACAAAGTAGCAGGTAAAGGGCTGTCTACCGAAGACTTTACAGCCGAGCTAAAGGCCAAGCTGGAAGGCATCACCGGCTACACCCACCCCGACAGTCACCCAGCCACCATGATCACCCAAGACGCCACCCATCGCTTTGTGACCGACGCAGAAAAGGCCAGCTGGAACGCCAAAGGCCGTGTACTCTCCGGAGCCACAGCCCCGGCTGACCTCGGTGGCAACGATCTCTTTATCCAAGTCGTACAGGAGGCGTGATAATATGGGAACCTACGAAAACGATGTGCTCATCCAACGCAAGCAAGGCAGTGATACCCATATCGACTATCCTGTAACGCGTTATGCCAACGTCCTAGATGCGCCAGTGGTCTACAACGGCTTCGCAGACATTGATGCAGACTACACCAACGACACCCTCTTTGCTGACGTGTATAACGCCATGGCAACAGGCAGCGTATTGCGCACCCCAGTGACAGCCAATGCCACAGACTACCCAGCCGACGGATTATTGGAGGTGATCAAGCAGGATGATGATCACGGAGCCTGCACCCTCTCGGCAGCGGACGGAGTGTATAATCTCAGCATAACGCCTGAAAATATCGAACAAATTTTCGGGGGGGGGGGGGGGTAAAA